GCGGGCGCAGCCCTCGTAGCTCTTGTGGAAGTAGTTCTGGTAGCCGAAGCCGAAGCCGCAGTACCAGGCGTACGAGGCGCCATCGGCCTCGCTGGTCCAATACCACGCGCGCTCGAACTGGTCGCGGATGTTCGCGAACAGCATCGCGCCCTCGACGCGGTTGAAGAGCGTCGCACCGATGCTCTTTGCCCAGTCGTTCGCGCCCTTGAAGTTCAGCCACGAGATCGGCTTGTCAGCCAGCAGCACCAGCGCGTACAGCTGGCCCTTCGGGTCCGTCGTGACGCCAGCGTAGATGCTGCCTTCCACGCCCGGCCAGGCCGCGCCGATCTTCGGCAGGTTGCTCGGCTCGGTCTTCGAGATCTTCCGGGTTGCCATCTCCATCTCCTTCGCAGCGGGGGGTGCTGCGTTGGAGACAATCATAGCGAAACGCTAGACGGTGTCAAGCGAAACGCTAGTGGGTGGGCAAAAAAAGTCCCGCCGCAGCGGGATTTGTTCGTCGGATCGCCCGACCTACCTCTTGTAGACCTTCAGGACTGGATCCGTCAACACGCCGCCGAATCCGTAGAAGCGGAAGATTATTCGCGCCTGCCACGGCCCAGGGTCGACCTCCTCGACGACCAACGAATTGTTGATCGAAACGACCTGGCCAGCCTTCGAGATGGGAAATGCTGGGCTTCCATCCCCAGTAGATTGCCCCTGACCTGACAGGTCGAATAGCAAGTTGAAGTAGCTGGGCGCGATGACCTGCCCTGCCGTGAAGAGAGCTGTTGCGACCAGCGTGTACCGGCCCGGCGAACGGAAGTCGAACCGCGTCACCTCGAACCAGTCGCTGACGGCGACCTGCCTGGCTTTCTCTCCAGTCAGAGTGACCACCAGCTGGCCGGGGCCGTCTTCCTTCTGGCCGCCTCCGCTGCCTCCGCAGGCGTGCAGGAGCGCTGAGCTGCCCAGCAGGCCAGCGACATCTCTTCTTCTCATCGTTCCCCCTTTGGCCCTGAGGGCCTGTTAGCCCTTCCCTTTTACCTGGCTCTTCGTCGCCTTGCCAGGCTCTGACGGCGCAGCCTTGATTCGCGTCAGGCGGTGATCCGGAATTGCCGCCGGCGCACCGGTCGCGGCTTGGAAATGCGCCTTGATTCTGCGCATTTCTTCCGCTTTGTCGAACAGCGCCCGGGTCGCATCGCCGCGGTGTTCCGGTAGTAGTTCGCGCAGCGCCTGGACCAGGCGGACCTCCTCCGCCGTGACGCGGTGCCCATCGATCAGCAGCTGTCCTGTGTTCGGATCCTTGCTCACGTTCTCCAGCTCGTCCTCGGCATCATCCTGCTGAGCACTGCTCATCCAGCCCGGGAACACCTTTTCGAGCTTCTCCCTTGATGACGGCCCAAGCCCCCGGGGCCTACCTGAGGGGAGCTTCGTCCCCGCCAAGACCTGCTTGAGGCTTTCTGCGCTGAGCTTCGCCGCGTCTGCGACTGCCTCGACCCCGCCGTGCCTTGAGCACAAGTCGGAGAGGGCCGCTTTGATCTGTTCCTCGTAGGTCATTCCGTCATTCGAGCAAAACGCTAGAAACATGCAAGTGCGAAACGCTTGACATTGCCTAGCGAAACGCTAGGATGTGCATATGGCACTCCCGAACTACACCCCCGCCCGGCGCCGCGAGATCGCGCAGCTTCTCGGCTGCGACGAGCAATACGTCTACCAGGTGTCGAAGGGCATCAAGACGGCGAGCCCGGCGCTCGCGCGCCGGCTGCACGAGATCGACCCCGATGCGAGGTTGCAGGACCTGCGGCCGGACGACTGGTCGGAGATCTGGCCGGAGCTGGCCGCCGCAACCGCAGGGGAGGGCTGACATGAAGCCCGCAGCCATCAACTTTCCGGTGCTGATCCCAGCATTGCTTGCAGAGCTTCTTCTGCTCCTGGAATCGCCCCCTCTGGCTGACCCGTCTGAAGCATCAACGCTCGGAGTTTCCCTGTCGTCTGCAGCAGGCGAAGTGCCGTCTTCGTCCTTGGGTCGTCCGCAATGAACAGGCCCAGAACCATCTCGATGGTCGCGATGTGCCCCTCGATGTGGAGCAGTCGATTGCGCGCGGCTTCGTCCATGGGTGTCCCGGCCGTGGCCGGCGGAGTTGTGGTGACCGCAGCTTGCCACGGTCGGGCGCCCGCCCTTCACCTCCCCACCTCCCGTGCCTGCATCTGCAGCTCTGCTGCCAGCGCAAGCAGCGCCATTTGCAGCATGCGCCGCACTGCGGCCCGGGCCCACGTGTCGTCTGGCGTCCATTGGATTTCGTCCTCACGCATTCCTTTCTCCTCCCTCCACGGCCTTCGCCGTGTTGCCCCGGGTTGCCGGGGCTTTCTTGGTGCGTCCTCCGGCGCGGCCCCTTACGTGGGTGCCTCCGTCGTTGGGGGTGGCGCTGGCCGGGCGCACCAAGAAGGCCATGGTCTTCGTGTTCGTCATGCCCTCAGTTTTCAGCCCCGCCAACGGGGGATGCAACGGGGGATCCGATTGATTTCTTCATTTCGAGGCACCGAGATGGAACAACTGAAGCTGCCCCTGCTGGGGCGCGTAAACGGGCCCAGTGTGGCGCCGCAAGCCTATGTGGACCGCTGCAAGAGCTACCGCGATGCCGTGCGCATGGCGTGGGCGCTGCGGCGCGTGCATCTGATGACCCAGCGTCAGTTGGCGATCGAAGCTGGCCTGCGGCCGCAGCTCATCACCGACTACCTGAATCCCGACGACAAGCCGCAGCGGCGCGACCTTCCTGCCGAGCGGATCGCGTCGTTCGAGGCGATCGTCGGCAACACCCTCGTCTCGCAGTGGGTTGCCGCTCGTGCAGCACTGACGATCCTCGAGGAGATGCAGGCAACGAGGGCGGCGGCATGAACATCGACGGGATGCGCGTCGAGGAGCTGATCGCGACGGCAGTCGAGTTGATGACCAGGATGACCATCATCCAGGAGGCGATGCAACTGCCAACGCGTCGGCGCGAGATCCATGGCGGCGCGTTCGGGAGCGCGGCCTATCACATGGCCTCGTACACCTACATCAAGGGTGGCTTGGACGCGGTCACGTACTGTGTCGTTCACAGCGAGACAGGTTGCCTGCTGTCGTCTGCGCCGACGCAGGTCGAGTCGTTCCACGAGGCGCGAATCCTCATTTGCCGTGCCAGCCCGGCGCAGCTGAGCGTCCTGCTTGGGAAGGCGGGTGCCGCGATTCGCTCCGCGCGCGAAGAGCGGCGCCTGGCGGCACAGCGACGCCACGAGGAGTGGGTTGCTGCGCAGGAGCGCGTTACCCCAATCAAGACCGTCCCGAAACGTCGCCAGAAGATCTTCAACGCATCGAACGGCAAGTGTCACTACTGCGGCACAGCGCTGACGCTCGATGGCCGCTGGCACATCGAACACAAGATGCCCCGCGCCCTCCTGGGCGGCAGTGAGCAGCACAACCTAGTGGCCTCCTGCGTCACATGCAACTTGCGGAAGTCCGACAAGACGGATCTCGAGTTCGAGGCGCAGCTGAAAGGGGCCTCAGCATGAAGCGCGGCACCACCTGGCTCGACCGCTCGATCGTCGACCTGCAGATGCAGTACTGCCTCGTCCTCAACAACACCGAGTACGTGGAGGCCGTGCGCGAGATCGAGGGCCCGGCGGCTCACGTCGGGTACTGGCTGAAGGACGAGACCGCGGGCGCGACGGTGAACTGGGCGAAGTCCCACGACGGCATGCACCACGCCATCGTCGCCATCAAGGTCACGCCCGACATGACTGGCCCGCAGATCGCCGCCCGGCTCTGCCATGAGGCCGTCCACATCTTCCAGCAGCAGTGCCACCTGATGGGCGAGGACAAGCCCAGCGACGAATTCGCCGCCTGGTCCATCCAGCACATCGCGGAAGCACTGATGCAGGACTACGCGAATCGGATCGAAAGGAGTGCCACATGAGCGACGTCCGTCGTGGCGACACGGCCATGCTGACCGAACCGTCCAACTATGGACGCCTCGTCCACGTCAACCACCGGCACGACTCCACCTACTGGCACGTCACCGCGCTGCAGACCGTGGCCCTCTGGAATTTGGACGGACCGCACAGGCCCGCTGTTGACTACCCAGCAGGGACGGAGTTTCTGTGCTTCCACCGCTACCTGCGCCCCATCCGCGACACCGATGGCGAGGACGAGGTCGCGAAGCTCGCCCGCGAGAACCACGCCGGCCACTCCCCTTTCCCCCGCATCGACCCGGAATTCCATCCGAAGCCCCAGCGCGAGTTCGTGCGCTGACCACAACCCCACCGGAGAGCCAATGGCCAAGAACAGCATCCAGGCGTATCAGGCGCTTGGGAAAACGAATCTCCTGATGTTCGACCCGAACACGCTGCATCTCGTGACCGACGAGGCATCCCCTCTGTACGACAGCCGCGTGCACCTGCCTGTCGATGAGAAGCTGGTGCTGAACATCATGCACCTCGGCGTCCTGCAGCCGATCATCGTTTCGAAGAACACCGAGACCGGTGCCACCGAGGTCGTCGCCGGCCGCCAGCGCGTCAAGGCGGCACGCGAAGCGAACCGCCGCCTCGAGGCCAAGGGCGCCGAGCCCATCCAGGTGCCGGCCACCGTGAAGCGCGCCGACGGCATGACGCTGGCCAGCGCTACGGCGGCCGAGAACGCGCTGCGGGAAGCCGAGACCCACATCGGCCGCGCGGAGAAGATGGCGAAGCTCATGCAGCTCGGCCGCACCGAGGCCGACCTGGCGATCATCTTCGGCTGCACCGCCGCGACCGTGAAGGCCACGCTCGCGCTGCTGGACTGCAGCAAGGCCGTGCGCGACGCCATCGGCGCTGGCCAGATCAACGTCAGCCACGCCAAGGCTCTCGCGAAGCTCGAGCCTGAGGAGCAGCGCTCCAAGGTCGCCGAGCTCATCGCCGCGGGCGAGGGCGCCTCCGGACACGAGCGGGCCCGCAAGCAGCGGGCGGTCGTCGACGGCGAGCAGAAGCCCAAGATGAAGTCGCGCGCGACCATCAACGCCCGCTACACCGATGCCAAGGACCCCGCCGAGCGGGCCCTGCTGGCCTGGGTGCTGGGAGTCGAGGAATGAGCGCCCGCCGCTGGTACATCGCCGGGCCCATGTCTGGCCTGCCGGAGCTGAACTTCCCGGCTTTCCACGCCGAAGCCGCTCGCCTGCGCGCCCTCGGCCACGCTGTCACCAACCCGGCGGAGATCAACGCGGGCGAGTTCGCCGGCTGGGCCGACTGCATGAAGCGCGACATCCCCGAGCTGCTGAAGTGCACCGGCATCGCGCTGCTGCCCGGATGGTTCCACAGCAAGGGCGCCCGCCTTGAGTGGTCCATCGCCCACAGCCTCGGCCTGGAAATCCGCATGGCCGACGAGATCACGGAGGCGGCATGAGCGCCAAGTCCATTTGCACGCTGGGACAACGCAAGGTCGCCGAGGGCGAGTTCGCGTACACGGGGCTTGCCTTCTGCTATCGGTCGCCCGCCGAGGACGAAGCCATCTTGGTCGTCAAGGATGCCGACGCTTTGCGCCGAATCCTCGATGCCTTCGGCGTGCACATGTTGATCGACATGAGCAAGTGCCCGCACGTTGAAGTGAGGAAAGGCGCAGCATGAACCTGACCCTCGAACCCATGGCCCGCGACGGCGACCCCGTCACCAGCCACCTCGCGGCCGAGGCCGCTCGCGAGCTGCAGGCGGCCCACCAGCGCGCCATCCTGGCCGTCCTGCACGCCTACGGCCCGAGCGGCAAGAGCCGCATCGGCGCCCTCGCCAAGCTCGATGGTGTCCAGGTCGCCCGCCGCACCGTCGAGCTGGAGCGCAAGGGCCTCATCAAGCCCACCGGGCGCACGGTCCTTAGCGACAGCGGGCGGGCTGAGCGTGAGTGGCAGCTGGCATGAGCTACGAAGCGTTCCTTCGCCAGAAGTTCGTCGCTCACCGTCCCAGCGGCATCGCCGGAGCGATCGCGCTGCCTGAGAGCCTCTTCGGCCACCAGGCTGCGCTCGCGTCGTGGGCGCTGCGCCGCGGGCGGGCGGCAGTGTTCGCGGACACTGGCCTCGGCAAGATGCTGATCGAACTTGCCTTCGCGCAGGTGGTGAACCGGCACACCGCCATGCCGGTGATGATCCACACGCCGCTCGCGGTCGCCGCGCAACTGGCCGCGGAGGGCCGCAAGTTCGGCATCGAGGCGACGGTCGTGCGAGAAGCCGATCAGGTCGTCCCTGGCATCAACATCACGAACTACGACCGCGCGCACAAGTTCGATGCGTCGATCTTCGGCGGCGTGGTGCTCGACGAGAGTGGGTGCATCAAGCACCACGACACGAAGACCTTCCGCCAGCTGACGGACGCCTACCGCGATACGCCGTTCAAGCTGCCGGCCACCGCGACGCCGGCGCCGAATGACTGGACGGAACTGGGCACGCACGCCGAGTTCCTGGGCGTGTGTACGCGGGCCGAGATGCTGGCCGAGTTCTTCACGCATGACGGTGGCGACACGAGCGTGTGGCGCCTGAAGGGCCACGCCCGCGAGGTCTTCTGGCGCTGGGTAGCCAGTTGGGGTGCGATGATTCGCCGCCCATCAGACCTCGGCTTCGATGACGCGGCCTACGTGTTGCCGCCGCTTCAGCTGCACGAGCACACCGTCTATATTGACGCGCCGCTCGACGGCATGCTCTTCCCGATGGAGGCGCAGACGCTCAGCGAGCGCCGCGGCGCCAGGCGCGATTCGATGGCCGAGCGCGTAGCCGCCTGCGCCGCTGCGGTGAACGCCGAGCCGGGCGAGCCGTGGGTGGTCTGGTGCGACCTCAACGACGAGGGCGACGCGCTCACGGCGGCGATCGACGGCGCGGTTCAGATCGCCGGCCGGCACACCACCGAGGAAAAGGAATCCCAACTCGAAGCCTTCGCCGAGGGCCGCGTGCGCGTGTTGGTCAGCAAGCCGTCGATCTGCGGATGGGGCCTGAACTGGCAGCACTGCGCGCGCATGGCATTCGTCGGCGTCACCGATTCCTTCGAGAGCTACTACCAGTCCGTCCGCCGATGCTGGCGGTTCGGGCAGCGCCGGCCGGTCGACGTGCACCTGTTCGCCAGCTCTCAGGAGGGCGCCGTCGCCGCAAACCTCCGCCGCAAGGAACGCGACGCGATCGCTATGGCCGAGAGCTTGGGTGCCGAGACCCGCGACGCGGTGATGGCCGAAGTTGTCGGCGCGACGGCCCGCCAGACCAACGCCTACAGCGCCCGCGCCGCGGTGCGCATCCCTGACTTCCTGACGGAGCCCACATGAACTGCATCGCCCAAGAGGTGGCTGACCGATACACCGCGATTCGCGGCGACTGCGTCGAGGTGCTGGCCGGCCTTCCGGATCAGTCGGTCGGATACTCGATTTTCAGCCCGCCGTTCGCCAGCCTCTACACCTACAGCAACAGCCCGCGGGACATGGGCAACGTGAAGTCGGATGCCGAGTTCTTCGAGCACTTTGACTACCTGGTGGCCCAGCTGCGCCGGGTGATGAAGCCGGGCCGCAATATCTCGTTCCACTGCATGGACATGCCCAGCAGCAAAGAGCGCGACGGGGTGATCGGGCTGAAAGACTTCCCGGGCGACCTGCTACGCGCATTCCAACGTCACGGCTTCATCTTCCACGCCAAGGCGACCATCTGGAAAGACCCGGTCACCGCGATGCAGCGCACGAAGGCCCTCGGCCTGCTGCACAAGAGCGTTCGCGAGAACTCGGCAATGTGCCGCATGGGCATCCCCGACTACCTCATCACCGTCCGCGCGCCGGGCGAGAGCGAGCGCGTCACGCACGCGGCGGCCGAGTTCCCCGTCGATCTGTGGCAGCGCGTTGCCAGCCCTGTCTGGATGGATATCAACCCGTCCGACACCCTGCAGTTCAAGTCGGCGCGCGAGCACGACGACGAACGCCACATCTGCCCGCTGCAGCTGGAAGTGATCCGCCGCGGCATCCTGCTCTGGACGAACCCGGGCGATGTGGTGCTCAGCCCCTTCATGGGAATCGGCAGCGAGGGCTACGTGGCGCTGCAGATGGACCGCAAGTTCGTCGGCGTTGAGCTGAAGGAGTCCTACTACGCCCAGGCGGTGAAGAACCTCGCTGCCGCACGTGCGCACCGCGCCGTCGACATGTTCTCCGACGAGGAGGCCACGGCGTGAAGACGCCCCACCGCTACAAGGTCCGCGGCGAGGACATGGTCGGCACCGAGGTGACCCGCGTGGGCGACCGGGTGACGCTGATGTGCGCGCCAGTGGGCTGGCCGTTCGTTCGCGAGCGGACCTACCAGCGCGAGGACCTGGTGCGCCTCGCCACGGACGGCAGCGACGAAGCAGGGGAGGCCGCTTGACCGAGCCGCTGACCCCGCCCGAGTGTGACCTGACGGATTTCCCGTTCATGCCGCTGGATGTGGCGCGCCTGCGCGACTCCGAGCTGGCCAGCAACGAGACGCCAGAGGCTTGCTGGGCCGCGGTGCTGCTTTGGGCGGCGTCGTGGCACCAGGTGCCGGCCGCGTCGATCCCGAACGACGAGAAGTGGATCGCGAAGGCCGCCGGCTACGCGCAGCGCGGGAAGATCGCGCGCGAGTGGGCGGCGGTTCGCGACGGTGCGCTGCGTGGCTGGGTCGAGTGCGACGACGGCCGGCTGTACCACCCTGTCGTGGCCGAGAAGGCGCGCGAGGCGTGGCAGGCGAAGCTCGAGCAGCGCTGGCGCACCGAGTGCGCGCGGATCAAGAAGCACAACGACCGGCACGAGGGCGCTGACGTTCCGAAGCCGACGTTCGAGGAGTGGATGTCCGCGGGTTGTCCCGCCGGACAGCTTCTTCCTGTCCCTGGGGACAAAACCAAACGTCCCTCGAAAGTCCCTCGAGAAACGGCATCCAAGAGACAGGGAGAGGGACAGAGACAGGGACAGGGACAGGGACAAGAAAAGAAGAACCCCCCCAGCCCCCGCAAGCGGGGGAGCGGCGAACGGTTCGCGGACTTCTGGCTGGCATGGCCGAAGAACGACCGCAAGCAGGACAAGGCGAAGTGCAGCGACCACTGGTGCCTGCACGAGCTCGATCCGGTCGCCGATGCGATCGTGGCCGACGTGCGGAAGAAGCGCGGCACCCCGAAGTGGGCGGAGGGCTTCATCGAGGCGCCGCTCACCTACCTCCGCGGCAAGCGCTGGCAGGACGGCGAAGGCGAGGAGGGCGTGGAAGAGGGCGTCGCCAACTGGTGGGACACCGGCGCCGGCATCCGCAAGCGCGGCCAGGAACTCGGCCTCGGCGACTGGAGCGAGACCGAGCAGTTCCCGACCTACCGCGCTCGGGTCTTCGCCAAGGCTGGCGATGGGCCGTGGAACGCACCCAAACCCGCCGGCCTACCCGGCGTCCTGAAGCCTCTCGCAACCGAAGGAGCGACGCGATGAGCAATCCCCCGATCCTGGCCTGCATGGGCGGCTGGTGCGCTCTGCGCGACCACTGCCAGCACTACCACGCGGCCAACCGCACCACGCCGAGCGAGCGCCTGTGCACGCCCGGCATGGATGGCCACAGCGACCTGCCCGGACGCCGCATCACGCTGCAGCCGGTGCCCACCTTCGTCAACACGCCCGCCGACGAGGTGACCGCATGAGCCCGCAGGACCGCCCCGCGCGCGTCCGGACGCGCTTCCTGGACCTCGCCGCACGCCCTGGCGGCCTCACGATCGACGAGGCCGACGGCATCGAGAAGCGGCAATTCGAGCAGGCCGCCTGGAAACTGCACCGCACCGGCCGGGTGTTCCGCCTGCTGGTCGCACACCGGAAGTTCCGGTTCTTCGTCGACCGCGCGGACATGGACCGCTATCGCGCGGAGCACCCGATCAGCCCGATCCCGCCCGCGCCGAAGCCCAAGCCGAAGGCACACCAGAAGCCGGTCGTCCAGGCGCCTGGACGGCCAGTTCCCGGCGGCCCTGCGCGACTGCCTGGGCTGCCGATCACCACGCCCGCCACGAAGTACACGTACGGCCGTTCGCCCACGGACCCGACGCGCACCAACACCCACAGCGAATGAGCACCCTCGAAGACATGTGCGACTACGGCCTCGCGGCAGCGCTGGCCATCGTTGTCGCGTTCGCCCTGCTCCTGCTGGCGCTGGAGTTCGTAGCGCGCATGCTCTGCCGTGGCATCGCAGGTGCCTGGCGGTTCCTCACGAGGCCCTGCCAATGAGCGAGATCGTCCTCGTTCGGCAGGGCGCCGAGATCCCGGAGCAGGACCGCGAGGCAGCTCGCCGCGTGCTGTTCGGCATCGTCGACGGCCTGGGCGAGACCAACCGCCGGAAGTGGCGACGCTTCTTCGCAGGTCTGATGCGCATGGAGCCCGGCGAAATGACCACCATCCGCACGCACAAGGCGCGCAGCGGCCCGTTCCACCGCAGGCATATGGCCCTGGAGCAGGCCATCTTCGAGAACCAGGATCGCTTCGAGAACTTCGAGAAGGGCTTCCGGGACTGGCTGAAGATCGGCGCCGGCCACTGCGAGTGGTTCCCGGGCCCGCGGGGCGCTGTCATCGCGGTCCCCAAGTCCATCAGCTACAGCGAGCTGGAGGAGGACGACATGCGCGCCTTCCACGAGGCCGCCGTCGCCTTCCTGCGTACCGACCACGCCACGCGGGCCCTTTGGCCGCACGCGCCCGAGGACGCCCGCGCACAGGCAATCGAGGCGCTGCTGCAGGAGTTCGGCGAATGAGCTTCGGCCGCAAGCCCTACGTCCGGCCGCCGAAGCCAAAGCTGGTGCCTCTGGCCGAGCCGGCCCGGGCCACGATGGCGCGGATCGACCGCACGGCTGCCGCAGCCCCGGTGCTGAAGACGCCCGATCGCGTCAGCACGTCGATCCGCCAGTCGGCCCGCGGCGAGGAGTGCACGGTGCGCATCCCCGGCGCGTGCACGTTCGACCCCGCGACGGTGATCTGGAGCCACGCCCCGCTCGGAGCGGCCGGAAAGGGCAGGGGCCTGAAGGCCCTGGACCTCTGCGGCGCCTACTGCTGCACCGCCTGCGACGCCGTGATCGACGGGCAGCGCCCCCTCCCACCTGGCGAGACCCGCGACAGCGTGCTGCTCGCCTGGATGTTTGGCCACATGCGCAGCTTGGTGCGCTTGCGCCAGAAGGGATTGACGTGAAGTGGACACCCATCATCGTGTGCTCCGGCTGGGCGATGCTGTTCGTCCTTGACTGTATCGGCGGTGGCGCACGGCGCGCCATCCCGATATGGGTGTGGTCGTTCTGCGCAGCAACCCTCATCTGCGCGGCCGTGTACGCGCTCTACCAATGACGCCCGACGGCCGCGTCCGCTGCATGGACTGCAGCCACTGGAGCCCGAAGCGCTGTGGCGGTGAGCTGGCGCGCCTCGGCTTTGGCCATTGCGCCCCTCTCAGCGCAGGCAAGTGGCAGGCCTACAGCGGCACCTACATCCGCCTATGCGACCACTTCGCCCAGGCACCCAAGGAAACCATCGAGGCGCGCGAGCGGTTCGCGGCAGCCCAGCAACCCACCGAGAAAGCGACCTCATGAGCACCATCGAAGACCGACCCACCACTGGCGAGCGCTACGCGAACGCCACCGAATCCAGCAATCTCAGGGTGATCGCAGATCGCCGCGGGGATGCGGACGTGCTGATAGCCGCCGGCTGGTGCAGCGATACGCTGGGCGCGAGCTTGGCGCGGCTGAAGACGGAGTTCGATACCGTCCGCGCCGAGATCCGCAGCACCACGAACGCCACGGTGACCGAGCGCGCCTTGGTGCTGATGCAGCTCAAGACCCTGCGCGGAACGAGAGAAGTTCTCGGTGCCCTGGCTCGCGGGCGCGCCACCAGGACAGGCTTCGATCGTCCGGTAGACGAGATCAACAAGCTCGCTGGTCGGGTGCTCGACGTCTTCCTCGATCCGCTGTGCGGCAAGTGCGATGGCAGGGGATTCAACGGGGCTGGGCGCCACGAGCAGAGCGGCCCGCAGATCAAGTGCGGCACGTGCAAGGCGACCGGGCGCCGCAAATCCAGGCTGGGTGCAGACGAGGCTGAGACCGCCTTTGCGCACGCCCTGCTGGCCGACATCGAGGAGAAGGCTTCCAGGTTCGACCAGCAGCTGGCAAAGCGCCTGCGGAGCGATTTTTGATTCGTCGCTTGCAATCAAAGAATCAAACGCGTATGCTCGCGCCTGCACATCGCGGCCCCTGACAACGTGAGTCCTTGCAGGGGAATTCGACCACCGGCCGTGCCGGTCAACAGCGCCAGACGCTGAGCCCTCCGCAGGGTAAGCACGCCCAAAACATCCCCAAGCCGCCCACCGAGGCGGCTTTTCTCATTTTGCACCCCGTCACACAGCCGAGCCCGACCGCTGGCAGCGAGGGGAAAGTCGCTGCGCTCCTCATGGGCCTGATGCACCTCAGGCAATCGGCGCACTGGTGAGAGGCAGGGCCCAGCGCCGTACCTTCGGGGAAGCGTAGACCGATGGACCCCTCATGAAGCTGAAGACCCTGAAGCCCAGGCTGCAGACGCTGCGCCCCAGCCTCAACACCCTGAGCCAGCGCCCTGACGTGACAGCCCGCCTGCGTGGTGACGCAGCAGTCAAGCGCCGGGCTCGGTGGCTGCGCCTGCACCCGCTGTGCAAGCACTGCGGGGAGCAGGGCCGCACGACGGTGGCCATCACTCCCGACCACATCATCCCGCTGGAGATGGGTGGGGCTGACGACGACACCAACCTGCAGAGCCTCTGCAAGGCTTGCCACGACATCAAGAGCGCAGGCGAGGCAAAGGCACGGGCTGCACGAGTTCGGAGCCTGTAGGGCCTTGCAGGGGCCTTGCCGGGCCATCGGCTACCCCATGGTTCATGCACCAATGTGGGGCGGGGGCGGGTCAAATCTCTGGAGCCCCTGCCAGCCGAAACCGCACGGTTTCTCACGCGCAGAAAATTTCCCCCGTGGAGGGGTTTGTTAATGTCCCTCACACCTAAGCAAGCGGCCTTCGTCGCTGCCTATCTCGTTGATTCCAATGGGAAAAAGGCGGCGATCAAGGCTGGCTACAGCAAGGCCGGGGCGGAGGTGGCTGCGTCTCGGTTGTTAAGGCACCCCAAGGTGGCCGAAGCGCTCAAGAAAGCCCGTGAGCCTGCCGCTCAGGCGCCGGCAGAACCGAGCGGGAAGGCTTTCGACCTGACGGCGGCGCTGCAGCATCAAGATCCGAAGGCTTTTCTGCTGGCGGCCATGAACGACATCGCGCTCGAGCCGAAGATGCGGATCGACGCGGCCAAAGCTCTGATGCCTTTCGTTCACCAGAAGCTGGGCGAGGGTGGGAAGAAGGAGCAGCAGCAGGAGAACGCGAAGAAGGTGGCTAGCCGGTTCGCGCCTTCGGCGCCGCCGAAGTTGGTTGCTGCTGGCGGCAAGAAGGTTTGACCGTGAAGTGGAGCACCGCCTGCGTCGATTGGGAGCGCAGGCTGGTCGAGCGGCGCTCGATCATTCCTGAGCCGATCTTTGCCGATCAGGCCGAGGCCGCGTTGGCGATCTTCAAGGAGCTTCGGGTTGTCGACCTCCCTGGAAAGCCAACATTCGGAGAATGCTCCGAACGGTGGGTGTTCGACTTCGTGGCGGCCATCTTCGGCGGCTACGAGGCCGAGACCGGCGAGCAGCTGATCCGAGAGTACGGGCTTCTCATCAGCAAGAAGAACACGAAGTCGACGATCGCGGCCGGGATTATGCTGACGGCCCTGATCCTTTGCTGGCGTGAGGAAGAGGAGCACCTGATCCTCGCGCCAACGAAGGAGGTGGCCGACAACAGCTTCAAGCCGGCCGCAGCGATGGTTCGGGAGGATGACGAGCTCAAGGCGCTTTTCCACATTCAGGACCACATTCGGACGATCACGCACCGCGTGAACCGAAACAGCCTGAAGGTGGTCGCGGCCGACACCGGCACAGTGTCAGGGAAGAAATCGGGCCGCGTGATGGTCGATGAACTATGGGTGTTCGGCAAGCAGCCGACGGCCTCGGCCATGTTCATGGAGGCTCTCGGCGGCCAGGTATCTCGCGATGAAGGCTGGGTGATCTACCTAACTACCCAGAGTGATGAGCCCCCAGCTGGTGTGTTCAAAGAGAAGTTGGACTACTGGCGCAATGTCCGCGATGGAAAGACCGTAGATCCGAAGACGCTCGGCATCCTGTACGAGTTCCCGGAGGCAATGTTGAAGTCGAAGGCGTACCTAGAGCCTGAGAACTTCTACGTGACCAACCCCAACCTCGGGAAGTCCGTCAACGCTGAATGGCTCGAGGACAACCTTCGAAAGAACCAGTCGAAGCAAGACGGGTCCTTCCAGCAGTTTCTCGCCAAGCACCTGAACGTCGAGATTGGCCTCAATTTGAGGTCCGACCGCTGGGCCGGTGCGGAATTCTGGGAACAGGCGATGGCCGCGTTCCCGGTCACGCTCGAAGAGCTGAAGCGCCGCTGCGACGCGATCGTCTTCGGCATCGACGGTGGAGGCCTGGACGACTTGCTTGGCCTGGCTGCTGTGGGGCGCGACCGCGATACCGGGCAGTGGCTGGCGTGGATGCACGCATGGGCGCACGAGATCGCGCTGGAGCGGCGAAAGGACATCGCGCCACGGTTGCTGGACTTCCAGCGCGAAGGCTCGCTGACGATCGTGAAGCGGCCGGGCGAGGACGTGGCAGCGGTGGCCGACCGGGTGTGCGAGGTGCGCGACGCCGGCCTGCTGCCTGAGAAGAACGCGATCGGCGTTGACGCGGCGGGCATAGGCGACATCGTCGACGAGTTGACGGCGCCGGGCCGTGACATCACGGCCGACCAGATCATCGCGGTTTCGCAGGGCTGGCGACTAAACGGAGCGATCAAGACGACCGAGCGGAAGCTGGCAGGCGGCGAGTTGCTGCACGGCGGCCAGCCGCTCATGGCTTGGTGCGTCAGCAATGCGCGCATCGAGCCGAAGGGCAACGCGATCACGATCACGAAGCAGGCCTCCGGCACCGCGAAGATCGACCCGCTGATGGCGCTGTTCGATGCGGTGTCGTTGATGGCGCTGAACCCGGCGGGTGCCGGCCGATCATTCTGGGATGTAGAAACCGCATGAAATGGTTTGGCCGACTCCTCGGGCGCAAGGCGGCCCAGCTCACTTACGACCAGATCGCGGATCTGATCGATGGGCGCTCGGGCGGTGTGATCGCTGGCGTTGCCGTCACTGACAAAACCGCACTGCAGGTTGCGACGGTGCTCGCATGTGTGAAGGCGATTGCCGACGGCTGCGCGACGCCAGACCTGCACGTGTATCGCGAACTCGATGGCGGGCGGTCAGAGAAGGCGACGAACATTCCGGAATACCGGCTCCTGTCGCGCCGCCCGAATGAGTGGCAAACGTCGTTTGAATGGCGCCGCCTGATGACGATCCATGCGGCGCTGACGGGCGCCGCATTGTCGGTGAAGGTTCGCGGCGAAAACCGTCGGGTGCGCGAACTCATCCCGGTTCAGCCGGGTCGGTGGGATGTGCGAAAGGTCTCCCGCTACGAGGTCCGCTACCGCTGTTGGGACGAGTTTGGGTTGATCGGCGAGTTTGAGCCCGACGATGTGTTTGTGCTGAACAACCTGCAGTGGGACTGGGTTGGGAGCATGAACGCTGTCGCGCTCGCCCGGTCGGCGATCGGGCTCGCGATGGCGACCGAGAAGAGCCAGGCCGCAATGCACGCGAACGGCATGCGGCCGAGCGGCACGTACTCGGTAGAAGGAAACCTCGCTCCGGATCAGCACGCCAGGATCACGAAGTGGCTGCGCGACAACAGCGGGCCGGAGAAGGCTGGTGTGCCGCTCGTGCTCGATCGCTCGGCCAAGTGGCTCTCAACCGCGATGACTGGTGTCGACGCGCAGCACGTGGAGACGCGCCGGCTGCAGATTGAGGAGATCTGCCGAAGCTATGGCGTGTTCCCGATCATGGTCGGCCACTCGGACAAGGCCTCCACCTTTGCCAGTTCCGAGGCGTTCTTCGGGGCGCACCTGATCCACACGCTTGCCCCTTGGCACAAGGCTTGGCGCGACCGTATCGACGAGACGCTGCTCGACGGGAGCGGCCCGCTGTTCGTCAAGTTCGACACCCGCTACATGGTGGCGGGCGCGATGAAGGATCAGGCTGTGTATGCCCGCACGATGATCGAGATGGGCCTGATGAACGCCGATGAGTGGCGCGACACGGTCGGCCTTGATCCGCGGCCGGGCGGCGACACCTACCTCACGCCGATGAACATGAGCGCCGGCGGCTCGAAAGGAAAGAGCAATGAAGATCCGCCGGCCGACCAGTGATTGCGGCCAGCTGCGCCGCAGCGTGCTCGAAACGAAGGGTGCCCTGGAAACCCGTCGGACGCTGACTGTCGCCGTCGAGTTCAAGGCCGTCGGCGACGATGGCACGATCGAAGGCTACGGCTCGGTGTTCGATGTCGTCGACGATTGGGATGACGTCGTCGCGCCAGGCGCATTCAAGGCGTCGCTGGCCGAGCACAAGGCGGCCAGTACGATGCCGGCGATGCTCTGGCAGCACGATCCGGATCAGCCGATCGGCGTCTGGACGTCGATGGTCGAGGACTCCAAAGGGTTGCGCGTCACCGGCAAGCTGGCGCTCGACACCGTGCGCGGTAAGGAGGCCTACGCGTTGCTCAAGATGGGCGCGCTCAACGGCCTGAGCATTGGCTTTCTGTCGAAGCAATGGTCGTATGACCGCGATACCGAGGTTCGCACGCTGCTCGAAGTCGACCTCTGGGAGGTGTCGATCGTCACCTTCCAGGCCAACAAGGCCGCCACCGTCACCAACATCAAGGCCGCCCCTGAAGAGATGGTGGCCCCGAAAGATGCCGAGCGAATCCTGCGCGATGCAGGGTTCAGCAAGGCCGGCGCGACCGCATTCGTGTCGCGCGTCATGCGGATGGGAGAGGAGCGGCGAGAGGCCGCGAAATCGACCGCGCAAGCCCTGAAGGCAGCCCAGCGGCTGCTGCACTCCCTCACCAACTGAAAGCCTCAAATGAACCAAATGCATCGTGACTTCGGCGCCTTCCGCGCCAAGCTGTCGACCATCGCCCTCGCGCTGGCCGTGGCCACCACGCCGGCCTTCGCCGCGGGCGTCGCCGTCACCTACGAGAAGCGCGACGAGCCGTCGATCGCGTCCATCGCCGAGGCGCTGGACAAGATCAACACCGCCTTCACCGAGTACAAGCGCGTCAACGACGAGCGGATCGAGGCCATCAAGAAAGGCCAGTCGACCTCGGACATGGACGCCAAGCTGGCGAAGATGGACGGCCACATGGACAGCCTGGCCGAAGCCAAGAGCCGCCTGGAGAAGCTGGAGCAGAAGCTGTCCCGGCCCGGTGTGCTGGGCGGTGGCGATGGCGGCGAGAAGCGCGAGTCGCAGGAAGAGGTGGCCTACAAGACGGCCCTGTTCTCGTGGATCCGCAACCCGAGCGACCCCGAGCGCCGCGACTCGCTGTGGCGTGCGCAGAAGGAGCTGAAGAAGTTGCAGACCCGGGCCGCGGAGGATGACGCCGAGTGGTCCAAGATGCTGGAGACGCGTTCCACCCAGACCGTGGTCGGCACCAACTCGGCTGGCGGCTACGCGCTTCCGAAGACCATCGAACAGCAGATCGCCCGCTTGTCGGTCGATATCTCGCCGATCCGCCAGATCGCCACGGTCCGCACGGTCGGCACCACGGACTACCACGAGTTGTTCGACATCAACGGCACCGGCTTCGAGTGGCTGGGTGAGGGCGACACGCGCAACCAGACCAACACGCCGGACCTGGCAGAGATCGTGCCGACCTTCGGCATGGCCAGCGCGAAGCCGCAGGCGTCCGAGGAATCGCTCGACGACCTGTTCTTCGACGTCGAGAGCTGGCTGACGATGAGCGCGGCTGAGGCCATCGCGCAAGGGGAAGGCGCCGCCTACGTGAGCGGCAACGGCACGAAGAAGCCCACCGGTTTTCTCGCCGGTCCGGCCCCGGTGGCGACCGCCGACAGCTCGCGCGCCTTCGGCACGCTGCAGTACATCGCTTCGGGCCAAGCGGCCGCGATGCCGACCAGCGCCGACGTGTTCTACGACATCGTCTACGCGGTTCGTGCGCGCTATCGCACGAACGCGCGCTGGGTCACGAACAAGCTGGTGCTGTCGGCGCTGCGCAAGTACAAGGACACGACGAACCAGTACCTGTGGCAGCCCGCGCTGACCGCCGGCCAGCCGTCGACGTTCCTCGGCTACGGCATCACCGAGGCCGAGGACATGCCGGCCGTCGCGGCGAACGCCTTCCCGCTCGCCTTCGGCGACTTCAAGGAGGGTTACCTGATCGCCGACCGCGTGGGCATGCGCATCACTCGCGACGAAATCACGACGCCGGGCTTCGTGAAGTTCTACGTGCGCAAGCGCACCGGCGGCAAGCTGCGCAACACGCAGGCGATCAAGCTGCTGAAGATCGCCACGTCCTGATCGGCCGCATCGGTCGCAACACGCGGGCCCTTCGGGGCCCGCTCCAATTTCGAGGTGCCAATGAAGCTGATCGTGAAGCAGGACTTCTCCTGGGCGCATGAGCACGTGCGCGTCAAGAGCTATGCCTCTGGCGATGAAATCGAGACGGATGACGCGGACCTGATCGCAGTCGGGATCGCCGAAGGGTGGGTCGAGCAGTGCGGCGAGGCCGAAGGCCAGCCGCCGGCCGAGCCGCCCGCCGACGCGCCGAAGTCGGTGACGACAAAGAACAAGGGCGGCAAGAACTAACTCGGACCCAGCCGAGATGCGCCCGCTGGGCGCATTCGATTGAGCCTGCAGCAAGGAAAGTCATGACGACGATCAAGTACGTTGGAAGCCAGCAGCGCTGGCCCGAGCTGTCCATCACCGGGAAGCAGTCTGCCTGGATGCCCGGCCAGCAGGAAGAGCGTGGTGAGACGGAAGCAATGCAGTTGCTCGCCACCGGCCTCTTCCAGCGCCTCTCCCTCCTGGAGCGATTCAGCGGCGCACGTCTGGTGACGGACGGCAACAGCCTCACCGCCCTGGGCGGATCCCCGCGGAACGCTTCGCTCAGCCCGACGAGCGACTTCGGTTGGGCCGGGTACGCGATGGGCTTTCTCGGGCAGCGCATGCAATGGGTCCGCAATGCAGCGGTCTCAGGGGCGAACATCAACCAGCGGATCGCAGCGTTTGCGACCGAGGTGCTGCCGTACTCGCCGACGCACGTCTCGTTCATGGAGGGCCGCAATGCGATGGTGCCTGTCGCTGATGGCGGCGGCGGACTGTCTCTCCAGGAGGCGTGTGAGCGTACTGGCGCGTATGTCCAGCAGGCGCTCTCCGCCGGAGTGCAGGTGTTCCTCTGGACTCACCCCACCGGCACCGTGAAGCCGGCCTCAGAACCTGGCGCGCTCGTGGACTGGAACCGCAAGCTGATGGCCTACAACAACTTCATCCGCATGCTGGCGTCCGTGACTCGTGGCGTGATCCTGGTAGATGGCGAGGCTGCGACCATCGACTACAGCTCGAACACGCTGAGCCCGAAGACGAATTTCATCCGGTCGGGGAACGATCCGCACCTCACGTCCAAGGGCAATCGCGCCATGGGCCAGGCATTCGCTGCTGCGGCGCTCAACCACACGCCGGCAGTCGGCGGCCTGTACAGGCCGGTCAGCAACTATCACAACAAGGTGGCCGGAGCCGGGTCGACTGCTCGCGTCCTGAACTCGAATCCGCTGTTCCAGGGAACTGGTGGCACCGCAACCGGCGGCATCACCGGCACGATCGCCGCAACATGCGCGGCTGGCGTCGCTGCCGGCACAGCGACCACTGTGGGCAGCACGCCGGCACGCGCTGACGGATTCGGCAACGACCAGCAGATCGTCGTCAGCGGCGCGTCGGCGGGCTGCACCGTGTTCTGTCGCTCCGACAACTCCGAGGCGATCTCCTACGTCAGCTCGGGTGACTACCTCTACGCGCTGGCCAATGTGTCGCTCTCTGGCATGTCCGGTGTCCTCGGCGTGGAGATCGGCATCTACCTGCAGGCCGGCCCGACGCTGAGCAACTTCGGCCAGCAGATCTCCGCGACCGCGGCGACCGACTACGACCAGACCGACCTGCTGGACTTCTGGATCGCCACGCCGATCTCGCAGTTCAACCTCGGCGCGGCCGTGGGCCTCGTCTACCCGCGGGTGAACGTGAACCTCGCTGCCGGTGGCGGTTGCACGATGAAGGTCGGCCGGATGGCGCTGGTCAATGCCGGCCCCCAGGGCCTGCTGCTGAACTGAGCATGCGCACCAAGGTCGTCACGCCGGTCTCCATCGAGCCGGTGACGTTGCAGGAGGCAAACCTGCAGCTGCGCATCATCACGGACATCGGCGACGCCACGGCGCAGCCGAGCGACCCGCTGGTGACGATCGCGATCACCGCGTCGCGCGAGTACGCGGAGCACTACACCGGCTGCGCCTTCGCGCCCGTGACGCTGGAGGGCGCGCTCGACTGCTTTCCGGAGGGCGACATCGTACTGCCGGTCTCGCCGGTCACCGTGGTCGACAGCATCACCTATGTCGACACGGCGGGCGCCACGCAGACGCTGTCGAGCAGCCTGTACACGCTGGACATGTA